ATTAACAAAACAGAAACATATCGTGACCCTGACAGCTTTGCTGACATTGTTCGTGGTATGCATCTATATGGCCGCAAGATACTTCGTCCTGAAGCTCTTGTTAACGCCATGTATCACTTAGCGTAAGGGAGGGTTAGAAAATGACCGCATATGTTGTCGCAGATACACCTGCTCGTGGGAATGATGCCCGTGGACGGAAACCGTATCTAATACAAAACACTCTTGACATCGCTGCACAAATCGTTATTAACGGTGCTGACTATGCTGCTGGAGATACAGAAACAATGCTCAACGTACCTAAAGGTACTGCAGTTCTATCTGCTGGGATTGAGATTGTTACTTCATGCACAGGTACTACAGGTACTGTTGACCTCGGTTATACAGGTGGTGTTGTTGACTTATATATTGACGGCCTTGATATCATAGGTGGTGCATCTGGCTCTTACGGGATTACTCCTGCAAGTGAAGCTGCACAAACTCAAGTTATCATTGCTGACGATACTATTGACTTGAAATTCGTTACTGAAGACGCGCTTTCTGCAGGTAAACTGCGTGTATGGGCTGTCTGTATGGATATCACAGACATAGGTGGTGTTGAGCCACTAGAAGCTGCAAGAGACTTTGCTTAATTAAATTGGGGACGGCTAGGTTTCGCACTGACCGTCCCCTTTTTTACTAATTACAACTCAGTATAGGTAGCCTAATGACTACAACAGCTGAAAGAAGAATTCATATACCGTTTGAAAGTCGAAGAATTGTTATTCCTCCTGCGAATACCGCCGATAATAGAACAGTATTTATACAATTTGAAAACAGAACAGTATACATCAGAAGAATCTAATTATTTCTTAAGCATACTGCACATGTAACGGAGTTACACAAATGTCAAATCGTTGGCCTATTAAAGATAAAGATGAAACGCTAGATTATAGTGTAGATTGGTCACGCTTCCTTGGCACTAGAACAATTAGTTCTGTAGTATGGAGTGTAAAAACAGATGAAAGAGTTAAAACTGTACTAGGTGCAGGACAAACTTTAACCACGGCATCGAGTAGTGCCGTAACAGATAATATTCAAAATTCGTCACAATCAAACACTTCTACTGTTGCTACTATTAACATAGCCGGTGGGGTAAATAATAGAGAGTATACATTTACTTGTACTATGACTGACAGTACTAGTAGTGTAGCAGAACGAACAATTAAACTTACAATTAGAGAGAAGTAAACATATGTCATACAACTTTCTTGGCCTAGTAAACGATATTAACAGACGAGTAAATGAAGTTGAACTTACTTCAACTAACTTTGCTACTGCTGCAGGATTTTATGGGCAAGCAAAAGATGCAATAACTTCTTCTATTCGTTATATAAATCAATCTCAATATGAATGGCCTTTTAATCACGTTGAGCAAGAGGACACTCTTTCGGTAGGTGTGTCTCGTTACCCGTTTCCTACCGACTGTAAAGTAATTGATTTTGATTCATTTAGAATTAAAGAAGATACTACCATTGGAAATTCTACCGTTAAACTTCCAATCATTTCTTATGAAGAATACCTTGACAAGTGTATAGACCAAGAGTATAATAGTACTAGTACTTCCCAAGGGCAAGGTATTCCACAACGTGTAGCACATGCTCCATCTCTTGAGTATATAGTGACTCCCTCTCCTAATGAAACCTATCCAATAGTTTATGAATACTACCGCATACCTGTAGATGTAGTATTGCACAATGATGTTCCTATAATACCAGAAAGATTTAGACATGTAATAGTAGATGGTGCTATGCACTATGCCTATTTATTTCGTGGCAATACACAAGACGCACTAGTTGCAAAAGAGAAATTTGAAGATGGCATTAAAAGTATGCGGTCTATGTTAATCAATCGTTATTCTTATTTACGCTCCTACTTAATCCCACAAAATACAGGTGGGGGTAATAGAGGCAGCGCAAGGTTCCCACGTTAATGGACAAATGGCAAACTTTTCCGGTAGAGTTTAGCGGTGGCTTAGTAACTAATCTAAGTCCGTTACAACAGGGCGTAAATGCTCCGGGTTCTGCTCGTATTCTTCGTAACTATGAACCATCTGTAGAAGGTGGTTACAGACGCATAGAAGGATATGCTAAATACGATAATACTATTATTCCTACCTACGGTTTTCCCGTAGTACATGGGGCAGGACAAAGTGGTACTACATTAATACTTGGTGCTATTCATACGACCCCAAGTCCTGCGGATGTATTTACATTAGGCGGAGGCACAGTAGATGGTGCAGGTCAAACTGGAACAAGTTTAAACGTAGACGGTTTAAGTGTTAGACCATCTGCAAATGATACGTTTACCATTGCAGGGGATGCTGTTGTATACACAATAAGCTCTGCTACAGCTTTATCAGGTACAGATTCTACATTAACTATTTCTCCTGCTATTACAGCAGACCCTGTAGACGGTGCTGTATTATCTTTTCGATACACAATTGCATCAAGTGGAGTATCTTTTGATACTGTTAATAATAGAGCTACACTTACTTTAACTCAAACACTTGTAGTACATCCTGTAAATGCAACAGTAGTTACCTTTTTAAGCACCGCTTCTAATTATGATATACTAGGCTTAGCAGTATGGGAAAATCAAACAGTTGTAGCTAAAAACGCTGACCTATATAAATCAGCAGGTTCAGGGTTTACTAAAATAAACACAGATGCTTATGGCACTACACTCGTAAATGGTGCAAGTCAATCGGGTAGTTCATTAGCAATGGACGGTATTACAGGCATCCCACAAGCCGGTGACGTATTTAAAATTGCAGGTGTTGACCTTGTATATACAGTAACTGCTGATGCAACTGTATCCAGTGGTGGGTCTACCGTAGCAATTAATCCTGCTTTAGCTAGTAGTCCTGCAGATAATGCAGTAGTAACATTTATATCTGTATCTAGAGAAGGTGCTACTAACACAAGATTTGCACGTTATAATTTTAATGGTACTGAAAAAATAGCAATAGTAGATGGTGTTAATCCTCCAGCACTTTATGATGATACTAATTTTGTAGTGTTGAATGATGCTCCTGCAGCAATAATAGGTACTACACACGTAATTGAATTTAAGAATGCTTTGTTTTTTGCTAAGGGTGCTACCCTATCTTTTACTGGACCTTATATTGATAGCACATTTTCAGCAAGTGATGGTGCAGGTTCAATCAATGTTGGTGCTGTAATAACTGGCTTAGCAGTTTTTCGTAGCCAACTAATTATTTTTACTGAACGACACATTGACCAACTAACAGGGAATACTCTTTCTGACTTTAGCTTACAACCTATTACTAAAGATATTGGTTGTCTTGAAGGCAATACTATTCAAGAGATTGGCGGAGACATTATGTTTCTGGCTATCGATGGACTAAGACTTTTAAGTGCTACAGAACGTATCGGTGACTTTGGCTTAGCTGCAGTTTCTAAAGCAATTCAGCCTAACCTAACTAATTTTATTGCTACTAATACGTCTTTCACAAGTTGCGTAATTAGAGAAAAATCACAGTATAGAATACTTGGCTACTCAGATAGTATTACTCAAGAAAACGCACAAGGTATTATAGCTACTCAGTATGCAGCACAAGGTAGTGCGGGAACAGGCTTTGCAGAAACTCGTGGTATCAGAGCAATTGCAGCAGATAGTCAGTATAACTCTGCAGTAGAGTTAATAATTTTTGCAAATGATGATGGCTATCTTTATAAAATGGAATCCGGTAGTAGCTTTGATGGAGAAAACATTCGTACTACTTTTGCTACTCCACATCTTCCTATGCAAGACCCACGCATACGTAAAACATTTTACAAATTATTTCTTTACACAGACCCCCAAGGTAGTGTAAACTTTGACGCAAGTTTAAAACTTGATTTTGATACACAAGGTACTGTCCAGCCTACTCCAGTTACCTTTAGTAATACAGAAGGTTTAGTAGGGTTTTACGGAGAGGGTATATACGGAGTAACAACCTTTGGTGCAAAACTATTAAAACTATTTGACGCACAAATTGTAGGCTCAGGAAACGCCGTATCGTTTCAATTTGAATCGGATGGTACAGACTCTCCATACTCACTAGACGCATTAACAGTTGAGTATGCAACTCACGATAGAAGGTAGAATTAACTATGGGTACAAAATACACTCGTAATGATACGAGTAATAATATTGCAGACGGTAACATTATTAACGCAACAGACCTTGATGGAGAGTTTGATGCAGTTCAAGCTGCGTTTGCAACTTCTGGACATACTCATGATGGTACTGTTGGTGAAGGTGGTCCGGTTACAGTTGTTGGCCCCGCACAGGACCTTGTTATAAGTGCTACTAATGTTAATCCAAAAACAACTAATACGCTTGACTTAGGTACTAGCTCTCTTCTTTATAAAGATGCATATTTAACAGGAACAGTTACTGCAGCTACACTAGACATATCCGGAAATGTAGACATTGATGGTACACTAGAAACAGATGCTCTAACAGTAAATGGTTCGGCACTAGTATTAACTGCAAACGATTTTACAGATGCTGACCATAGTAAGCTAGACGGGATTGAAGCTTCTGCTACGGCTGACCAAACTAGTGCTGAAATAAGAACGGCTGTTGAAGCAGCTACCGATAGTAATGTGTTCACTGATGCTGACCACTCTAAATTAAATGCTATAGAAGCAAACGCAACTATTGACCAAACTGATGCTGAAATAAGAACCGCAGTTGAGGCAGCTTCTGATAGCAATGTGTTT